AGATGGTGCTCACAAAGCAACACCTTTCTGCGGGGAGTCGTGCCCCCCAGTTGGCGAAAGCCAGGCCGTCTCGTCGTGTCCTGAGAGGACACAAGTCAAGCGCTGACAGTCACGTACTGATACCTGAACTGGTTTGGGATCCAGTCCAGATATCAAATGTTAGTGCTAAGAAGTGTTGGCAAATTGCCAACGACGCACTCATTGATTCCTTCAGTCTCATTGGATACAAGTTTGAGCGTGTCCTCTGTGAGCGTCCCCCATCCGACTCCGTCTCTGAATTGTTGTCCATCCTGAAACAATGGACAGCCTATTGGCTGCCACATATGCTTCACGATCAGACACCAGACCAGAGGTATAACCCTTATTCCTTATGTAGTTCGGCCTTTCGGTCCTACATAAGGAATAGAGTAACTGGAGGTGGAAAGAGGAGGAAGATCATGGTGGGCTCACTCATCTTGTACTCAAAGAGACTGTTTCCGTCTTTCACAAAGGAAATGGTGAGGGAAAAGGTGATGGACTTTTCGAAGGCCGTGGCCCGTACTGAACCTGAGGTCCTGCCGCGTAAGAGGCGGATCTTCCATGAGATTGACATCACTGTCCATGAAGAGATCATTCCTGAGGGAATGATGGTGGCGGATTACCGTAAGGCTTTTCCACCATCAGTTTCTGCCTGCTTTGAGGGTTCCCGTACAGATGGTGGCATCCAGGGCTATGTCCGCAAGAACATCTTGCACGACTTCCTGGATGATCCATTTGTGAGGGAATCCCTGGAGCTTGAGAAACTCGACTTCTTGGAGAATGATGTCAACCTCAGGATACTTTGGGAAGGGATGTTGGAGAAGCTGATTTGGGAGGCTATGATGGAGTTGGGACTACCTGGTGAGGATTGGAAACCAATCCAGGTGGGTGCCACAGGTTTAACCGAACCGCTTAAGGTTAGAATTGTTACGAAGGCCCAGTGGTTCTTGCAGCTGCTCACGCCAATCCAGAAGGCTTGGCATGGTCAGATGCGTAAGAACCCTATCTTCGAGTTGATGGGAGGGAAGGATGTAGAAGAATCTCTGAGGGATATGAAGACGGGCAAGGGAGAAAAGATCGTTAGTGGTGACTATTCAGCCGCCACTGACAATATCTTCCTTTCTTACACTCGTCATGCCGCTGAAGCAATGCTTGAGCGGACCCAGATTCTCTTACCTCCTACCCTACCACCTGTGTATGGAGAGTTTCTTCGGAAACTTGCCCTACACAGTCTTACCAATTCTATCCTTATGTTGAAGGGTTTGGACCCAGTCATGATCACCCGTGGTCAGATGATGGGGCACATCCTCTCATTCCCACTTTTATGCATCATAAACCGTGCAGCTAGCTGCATGGCCATTCCGCGATCTCGCTTTATGAGGATCAACGGGGACGATGTCATCTTTCCTGCTTCTAGTAGTGAGTACAAGAGGTGGAAGTCTGCTACTCGGTGTGTGGGATTAGAGTTTTCCGTAGGGAAGAACTACTATTCCAACACACTTGCGTTAGTCAACTCCGTCTACTGTACTTACGACAAAGAACAGGGTAGATGGGTATCCGTTCCCGTTCCCAATGTTGGTCTCTTGAACCTTCCACTTGACAAGCAGGTTGATCTCAATAATGGTCGACAGATACTCCCTTGGGAGATGCTCAGTTCTCGTTTCAATCAGTTTGTCATCACTAGTGATAAGACTAACTGGAAACTATACCTGGACATCTTCCGGAAGTATTATCCCATTCTCAGAGGTTTTCCTGGTCCAATGTATGGTCCAAGGGAGTATGGTGCCCTGGGTGCACCAGTCCCCACTCCAAGCTACAAGTTCACTAAGAACCAGTTGCTATGGATGAATGCTCATAGACTTGGCATCTTCTCTTACCTGGAGGGTACCCGGACGGACTTTACACGTGTGTGTAACTTCTATCAAGGTGTCATCCAGAAGGAGTTGTTGTCAGATCTATGGTCTTGGGGTCCAGCACAGCCGGGTCAGGCCTATGGCCCGATGAACCGGATGGAGGGTGGTCTTCTACCCTATGAGCGGGATGGTGGTTTGGGTGGTGAATTAATGGCAATGAGGAGGTGGATACATGATTTGTCCAGTACCAAACATGTCAAGATCTTTGGTGCGAGAAGGTGGAATAAGTTCAAACTGGAGCGATCCAGAGTTGGAGGTATTCCGCCTCTTCCCGCCAATTATCTTAACAAGGTACTGTCCAATTCTGTATGGTCCTTGGCTCCAAGATGGACCAACAAGAGGGATCTTGTTGGTGACCGGTATGAGGATGATGCGTCATTTCTCCATGAGATTTTCCGAGCACCTTAGAGTACCGCCTTACGGCGAATCACGAAGAGACCACTAGGTGATCCCCTCGCAATGGTCCCCCCCGGGGCATGAAATATATCTCATGGCTAAATCAAACAAAAAGCAGGTTCAAAACCAGAAGGTCCAGAAGCCGAAGACATCAAAGAATAAGTCCAAACCCAAGGTTAGGAATTACTCTTCTGATGTCTATCGTGATCTAGATCTGATCGCCCAGCATATTGCTGATCCATGTAACTCCGATCTGAGCGCCAGTGGTCTACCGGGACAGAAGGGTTTCGTGTCTAGGTTCTCCGCAAATCAGGTATTCACCGTTGAGGCAGGTAAGCACTTCTGGGAAGTTATCTTCCCAGGAGCCCTTAACTTCGACAACGGATTTCCTGCCTTGGGGATTGACACCTATACACCAGACATCTTCTCTATCGGTGGACCTGGTACCGGTTTCTTTAACGGTGGTCCTGGCTACGACTATCGTGTTCTAGGTTATTGTGTGGAAATGTTCAACATCACGAATACTATGAGTCGTGGTGGATCATGGTCCGCACTTCATACCACAGTAGATCAAGTCCATAAGGTCGAGTCTACTGTGAACACTTATAGGGCAGCCGCCAACGAAAGAGGATCCTTTGGTACCAATGATTCTGTCATGATTAAGTGGCGTCCCGGTTTACTGGACGACACTTATGGTTTGTGGCATGGTGCTCAGGATGGAAAGACTGAACCCGCGGAGTTTTCTGATAAGAATGCTCTGGCGATCACCATCTCCGCCCCCTCAGAAAATCAGAGTATTGAATTGAGGCATGTAGCCATTGTGGAGTGGATACCACGGATTGGTGTTTCCAATCTGGGTCTCAGTACTCCCACAGTGGGTGCATCGACTCACAATATTCGTTCTTCTCAGGTGGCGGCTATGTTGGATCGCCAGGATCCGCACTGGTGGTTCGAAGTGGGTAAAATGGCGAGATCATCTCTAGTTCCCTTGGCTAAGAGTGCCATTAGGAACCTGATGGGGATGAACCTCATGTAAAATAGGCTGAAGAGCTTGAATACTAGGGGAAGGTAACAACCCCGACCAAAGTCCCAGTCCTTGCTATCTTTCGCAAGACCCTGACACTGGTAGCGGATGTTTCCACTCAACACTAGCAGACGGATGTGCTGTGAAGGGTTGTGGTGGGTAGAACGGAGTTACCCGCTCAGTGATGAGTGTTAAATGATGGGTGTGAGAGACGTTGAAGGAATCTTTGGTAGGTCCATTCCTCGGGGGAGGAATGGGGTATGTTAACCAGACATACCGGGTTCC